ATGCACCAATCTGAACTTCATACGAATAGTCTTGATAATAATAAGAGTCTTGAATACGAACTAAAGATTCACCAAGTCTGTTTTGAGCATTTGCATAAGATGCATCTGTGGTTGATGTTGTTGCAACAGTGGATGTTCCTGTAGCAATATCGGCAGTCACAATTGTAGCAGTAGCACCACTCGAATCTGTGATAGTAAGATTTTGTAAAGAGAAATCTATTGGGCTTTCATTAACAATGTGATCTCCCGCATCTATTGAACCAGTTGCAGTAGAGTCAAGAGTAATTTGACCGGCACCAGTTTCATCGTCCAGTAAGAATCCATTTCTTGCATCTGTACCAGTTGCATCAGTAGAGTCTAAGACAAGAGTATTACCAAAATCTTCGTTTGCAAGTTTAGAGTTAGCATCTGTACCAGAACTATCTATTCCATTAAGAAGAACATATTGATCGCTGTTAGCATTTGTAGTTGAGTTTTCTCTACGAATACTCACATGCAATAACTTACTACCAGCTTCCTGTAATGCGACAAGTTTGCTTTGATTTAAATCAAACGCTTCGTCTAATAAGAAACCACCAAAACCTTCACTCTCAAGTTGAATCCTGTCAGTTGCATTTCCTGTTGTACCAGCTTCTTGCACGAAGAAGTGGTCGATTCTATCAGCACCATCTAGTACTATACTAGAACCTTCGTCAAGAACAGTCGTATCATATGTTGAAGTTCTTATACCCGCTCCCATACCAGCGTGGTTAGTGCAATAATAGTATAGTCTGGGTGCGTTAGCTGCAACAACAATTTGAATATAGGCGCCGGCAGTACCAATATCTATTGATGCAATAGAGGTTGTTACACCAGTAGTATAGGCTGAACCCCCATTGTGAGTTCCACCTGAAGTTTCAGAGAACCTTAATATGTGTTGACCTGATGTAAGAACCTTGTATAGTGTAGGGTCTGATAAATCAAAGTAATAAGTGTTGCCTTCATATAAAACTAATTCTGGTTGTGATACACCATTAATAAAAAACACATTTTTTTCTTGTACTGTGTCATAGTAAACCTGAACTTTATATACTAGTGATTTAGGAGATGGAGTAAATACTCCAGAACCATTTAAAAGAATACTTCCTGTATCATTAAATTCTTGTTCGTCTTCAAGAAGAATACCTTCGGGAAGAAGCAACTCTGTAGCTTGTTCAAGTTGAATACCTTCTTGGAATGTTGATGTTTGTTCCTGTTCAACTCTTATGACATTTTCAAATGTAGTGTCAAGAACTTTAGTATTAGTATCAAACGCCTTAACAACACCAGTGTGTCCTGATGAGGTTAGTGTGTTACTTGCGGCAAAAGTACCCGACACATCTTTAAGAACAAAGTGAGCTCTGAATAATGGTTCTGGTGGATTACTGACACTATATCTAATTCCTGTGTTAGTAATCTTTATTGTTTTGATAGAACCAATGTCTGTAGTTGTTGCGTGTATGCTTCCACTAACACCAGTGGTACTTGTTATAGAAACCGTTGGAAGTTTTGTATAACCAAAACCACCATCAGTCACTACTGCTTTAATTAGGTGTCCAGATTCTAGTGTAGCACCAGCATCAATATTTGTGAATGTATCAGACTCTAAAACAATCTGGTCATTTGCAGTTGTGTATGTGTCCGATACTTCTATAGTTTCTTCACTGAGTATTTGATGTCCTATACCCAGAACAACACTTTCACTATCCACAGTAATAATAGATGTTCCATCTAAGACTAAAGAGTCTTGCAGATTACCACGAACATATATTTTAGTATTAAGTGCCACTGAAAATGTAAATGTTATTTGTGTGTTTGTTGCACTCCAGTTTACAGAACCGTCCGATGCGATAGCGGGATAAACCACATTATCAAATGTTACATAAAGTGTGTCTAGTGTTCCACTTGTATTAACAAGATTAAATACTTTGGTTGTACCATCACCAATAAAATTATCTGAAGTAGTAAATTCAAGTGAAATCGCAAATGATTCTAGTTGAGTATTAGTTGCAGCTTCAAGTGTAATGGTATCTGTTCCTGTCTCTTGAAGGACACCACCACCAACTATGCTTACAACACCAGTGGCCTCTTTGACATCTGTATCAGATGAGTTCTTAGTAAATGTAAGAGCATCACCCACTTCAAATTTTGTACCAGTAGTTTCTACAAAGAGTTCGCTTACCGAACCAGTGTTAATACCATCAACAACAACATTTGCAAATTGATTACCAATTTGTTCTACATCAACAACCTCACCATCTTCATAAAGTATTCCATCGTTTGTTATTGCTGTATCAGAAACAATGCCCTGTACAGTAAATGAAATGATAACATCTTTAGTTGTGGAAATACCAGATATGATTTCTCCTTCAACAAAGGTTCCTTTAATTTCTGCAATTGTAAACTCAATAATAGAGTCATTGAATGTTTCATTTATTTCTTGTTTGGTAACAGACTTTTCAACAATAGCAGTAGCACCAGAAGTTCCACCAGTGATTAACTGATTAACAAATTCATTTCCTACAGAAGAACCTACCGCTGCAGCTCTAAGAACAGTTGAAGCTTGCCATTCACCAGCAGATGGTTTCATCATATAGATGTTAGGATAGAAAATCTCTGATTCTTCACCTAACAACATACGCATAAAGAGTTTGTGACCCTCTGATGTTCCTTTAGCTGCATACAGGTCTTTAATATTTTTAATTAGATTTCTTTTATTAACACCAATTGCAAGCGTTTCTGGAATTGCTTCCATAAACTCATCACGCATGTTATCTAAGAAATCGTAGAGAGTGTTATCGACATTTGCATATTCCAACATCTGTTGGATACTTTGAATTGGGTTTGCTTGATATGAATCAACCGTACCAGTAGAACCAGATGTTCCACCAGTTATAGTTTCTCCAGTTTGAAATAATTGTTGTCCAGTAACATAAAGATATGAGTTTCTAGAATCATCAACAAGAACTTTTGCAGTTGCCTTTGATAAACTACCAGTAACAGTTTCACCATTTACAAACTGACCTAGAGTACCAGCTCCAAGTTCAGTAACAATTCTGTCACCACTTTCTTCTAAGATGTATGCCGTAGTAATTGTTTCTAATGAAACATAATCAACATTGGCAGTAAGAGTTAATCTACCCGCCTCAAGATATTGAAAGTAATCTTTTACAAAATTTACAAATACTGGATGGTCTGCTTGAACAAAGTCGGGAACTTGCCCTTCGATCAGGGGAGAAACCTTAGTAGTAAATTTTGATTTATTCTCAGACATTTATTAGTACGCCGATGAAGTTGATGAGGATGGGGTAGTCGACACCGTTGTTGTAGTTGTTCCCGCTGTAGTTGTTGTTGTTGTATAACCAATACCAGTTGCCGCTGTTGCATCAATAGAAGCAACAACAGTAGAGTTCACCGCATCAAGTTCAAGAATCTGATTCCTCACAGGAACAACATCATACGAACTTGGAATTACTGTAACGCGAACTTGTGTAGAAACTACACCATCAACATCAGACACAGCAGAAATCATAATTGAATTTACTGTTATCTTTCCATTTACATAATCTATTGTTCCAGCAGTAGTACTATGATAAAGTCTTGTACCAGAAACTAAATAATAAATTCTAATATTACCAGCTCCATCATCGTCAAAGAAATATTCTTTTGTTGAATCAACAGAACTCATTAAGAACCCTGTTGAAGAAACAATACCACCACCAGCTGAGTTGTGTCCAGAGTGTGGATTGAAAAATGTGTTGTTAAAGTTTAAGATATAAGATGTTGATACATTTAATGTTGGTACAACATATTTCGCCAGTGTAACTGTTGTTGTATTATTCAAAATAGAACTATCTGTATTATCAATCAGTCCTAGTAACCTTGAGTGTCTAAAGGGAGCATTGAAAGTTTGCAAATCACTTGTGTTATAACTTGAAATAGTAGCACTTACTTTTGTTGCCAACTGTGAATCAATAAGTGTAGTTGAACTAGAATCATATTGAACCGTTGTTTTTAAAATAAGATATGTTGTTTCTGCATCAACGATTACAGGAGTAACAGAAGATACTTTATATGGAGATAATGCAGTAACCAAATTTGATTTCTGTGCATCAGTTAGATTGTTTCCAGTAGTAGACTTAATAGAGATAAAAACCTTACCATACTCTGGTGTAGAACTTACCCCTGTACTTGTATCATAACTTCCGTCTTCACCACCCCAAACAGAAACCGCTTGAGTATTTGCAAAAAGTTTATTAACATAAGTCTTGTAATCATTTGTTGTAACTGCACGACCTTGTGCTGCAAAATCTAAGGGTGCGTTTAATTTAACAGATGCTATTGATTCCGCCTCAGCACCACCACTCGCGATAGCTACTGTTGTTACAGTAATATCGGTTATAGCATTAATTGCTGAAGATGATGTAAATGCTCTTGCACCATTTGACACACCTTTATTTGTAACAACATATTCTAAAGTAACAATGTTTCCATCAGATACCGCTTGACTTAAAACACCATCACCAAAGTATACTTCAAACTTTCCTATTTCTACTTCTTGTATAAAGTATACTGTACTAGAATCAGTAAGTTGAGAAATGTCTGTTGCCTTAGTGTATGTTCTTACGAAAGTATCACTTGCAGATGTTTGTACTTTTACACTAAGTGTTGTGGTGTCCGCTCTTGCGTCATCAATAATAAATCTTTGGTCTACATCAGAACTATCTACTAGATACTTGGATGTAATAAATGTTCCTTCATATATTGTTGTGCTGTCAAAGTTTACAGAACTACCAGAGTTACTAGATGTTATATCAGCGACTGTAACAAAATTATAATTTACACCATTTACTGAAGAGGTGAATGTTGTTCCTGCCGGCATTGTCCTTGTTGGTAGATTTGTTGCAAGAGATATATTAACTGTTGCTTGAGGGGCGCGACAAGATGATACTTCGTATCCTAATTTCTTTGCGTGTGAAACTACACTTGATCGTAAAGATGCACTATCTAGAAACATTTCGTTTGCAACCATATTAGCATTGTAAGCCATATAGTGTGTATTGTATGCAAGCGTATCTAAAAGAACACTCATACCAGAACCCTCAAAGTCATAGTCGGTAAACTGGTTCTGTGCTTTTAGAAAAGTTTTTAGGTTGCCTTTAATATCATCAAAGTCAAGCTCTGTTACTCTAAGTCTTTTTTCATTTACGGCCATTATCGTAATCTCTCTAACATTATGGATAGGTCAACTAATTCTGTGGGAGCATTAACGACATAAAATTCTATCGAAACTTCGTATGAGTTTTTATCCAAATTTGGGTTTGCTGTAATACCTACTAATCTTACTCTTGGTTCAAAGTTATTAATTACATCTTCAATCTTTCTTGAAAGTATCTGTGCTGTAATTGGAGTCATGTTTTCAAACAACATATCCCGAACACCAGAACCAATCTCTGGGTGGAATGGTTTTTCATAATGATTAGTTAATACCAGATTACGAACAGAACGCTTAACAGCTTTAATATCAGTAATGCTTTGAATATCATCATTGGAAGTTTTTTTTCCAAAGAACAAATCTATGTCTGAATATATCCTAGCACTACGTTTGCTATTATTGGTTGTTGTTGCATCATACTGCGCCATCTGTAAGAACCCCTAGTTTATATACTATTTAGGAAATTTATTACTCGTCTTTTTTAATTCCTGCATCTATTTTTTCATTATATTCATAAATTATTTTTATATAATCCCAAGTACCTTCTGCTAAGTCATATTGTTCGCCATCAAACGCAAATGCAAGGATTGCCGAGAATTCCTCCTGAACAATACTTACATTTAAAGCAGCGAGGTTTTTTGTGACATTATCCTTACCTTTCACCCCACTCTTGATTCTTTTTAAATAAGCATTGGCCAGACTTAAACGATATATAAGACCTTTTGTTATTACTTTAGTGCCTGCGTCATTTAACCTAACTTCTACAGCACCAGCACTTAAAATCTTGGTTGGCATTGGGAAGTATATTTCTTTTTCAATAAAATCACTGAGCTCACTATAATCAAATGCTTCTTCGTTCAGCCATTGGACAGCATCAATTGGTATATCAAAGTCTTTGTATTTTCTTGCTTTGTTAGCCACACCACCTACAGGTTTTCCATCTGGTGTTTTTAAATCCATTATTGCTCGAAATTCTGGACTAATATAGACAAGTGTTTTTTTGCCTTTTTTATAAGCAAATCCTTTTTCAGAATATCCCGAAGCACCAGCATCAGATTTTGTAGTAGCTGATACTTTAGTTCCAGCAGGTGTTGTTATCTTTGTTGATTTTTCAGTTATTTCATATGTGGTTTTATCTGCGTATGATGCAGTTGTAGATTCTAGTTCAGCCTTTAGTGCAGTTGCATTAACATTATCTGATACAGTTGAAACTTCTTCATCTATAGCATTTTCAAGTGCAGCTTTTACACCTTCTGCTTTTTCTAAAACCTCTCCGCCTGCTGCAGGCAATTCAAGATTAGGTACAACTCCACAAACATTTCCACCACCAGAAATAGCATCAGTTGCAGATGATACTAAACTATCAAAATCTTTTCCAGACTTAGTAAGGGTATCACCAAACTTTAATTTTAAATCATTGAGTTTTGATGTGTACTGTGTCAACCCCTGTGGAGTTGATATGTCAAAAGATATAAGACTTGTAAGTTCTGATTGAAAATTTAGATTTGGTAGTTCTGGTAAATCTGGAACAAGTCCATCAAGTCCTAATTTGACATCTGTAAGTTTGCTCTCAATAGCAGCCTTTGCAGCAGATGCCTCTGCATTTATCTGTGAAGTTATTTGTGATTCTAAATCTGCAATCTTCGATGACGCAAGATTAAGTTCAGGACTTGCACCACAGAGATCGGGTATTTTAAAATTTGACATCTATACTTTCCTAAGCGTTAGGCACATTTGTAGTTGCCTGTGTATCACCATCACTATCTGCATCTTGAGTATGAGTATGAGTTGTAAGACCGATAGCAACACTAGACCCATTGTTTGCAATAAAGTTACTTCCATCACCAGAGAATGTAAATGTTCCAATGCCAGTTGATGTTCCAGTAAATGTAGTTTCTGAACCAACAGTCATTGCAGTTGCAGATTTCATATTTAAAGTTGTACCAGATTTGATTGACATAATACCAGAGGTAGTATCAATCGAAACATTACCACTAGCATTAAGTGTTAAAGTACCACCAGTTGTAGCTGCAAAAATATTACTCTTTGCTACCAACTTATATGTTCCGTTATTAATTCTTTGTTCATTACCTTCTGTGGTAACATCAACATCTTCTCCGATACGCCCCTTAATATTATTTGAAATATTAAATGCGTGATTTCCTTTTATTTCTTCTTCAAGGTTTCCACCAGAAACACCAGCTCCAATTTTTGTACGCATATTCTTGTGTATCTTTTGCGTATAGTTTCCTTCAACTTCTAAATGATAATCACCCTTGACAAGATGACGAACAGTTCCACCTATTGTTAGATTAACTGCACCAGCAATATAAACATCTGAACCACCCATAATGATTTCACAATTATCACCGATAACTTTTACTGTCTTGCTTCCGTTTGCAATTATTTCTTCGTATGTTCCAGACTTGTGTTCTTTTAATATTCTTTCACCGCCGGGCGAATCATCTATTTCTGTAATGTGTCCAGACTCAGATTCAAATACATGGTTGTATGGATATTGTGAAGAAAAATATGGATCTGCATTTTCAAGAATACCTTTGGGGTCTGGTTCGTTAAAAGTACTCCGAGTTTCAATTACTGCACTATCCGATACTGTAGATAAATTGGGTTGCGTTGCAGTTGGAATATCTTTTTGTTGATTGGTTCTTCTTCTTATAAGTGCATCGTGTTCTTCAGAATATTGTCCTTGTGCAAGTTTATTTGTATCTGATTCACCAATACTATGACCAGACGGCATATCGTATTCTTCACCATCTACAGGATAGGGGCCATATGATGGAGTTCCTAGATAATCTTCTTGAAAGGAATTTGCACTACGAGGATCATTAAATCCTTTTGTTGGGTCAGCACCATCAAGTGGTATGCCCGGCAGGCTTCCTATTATGATAGGTTGTTGTTTTAAATTTGCATCAGAAAAGAAACCGATTACCCAACTACCTTCAACAAGAAAGGAAGGGCTGTTGCCTAGTCCTTGCATTGAGGGATCAGTAACAGGATGCATAACAGTTGCCCACGGCAAGTCTGCGGTTGGTATATCAACTAGATCCTCTGTATGAAATCCAAGACAACGAACACGAACCCGACCAAGTTTATCTGGGTCGTTTCTATCTTCAACAACACCAGTAAACCATACGAATCCGTCAAGACCCATAAAGTAATTTTCAGACATGAATAAACTCCTTACTAGTTATTTATAAGGATATAAATAATAGAAAGAGGTTACAATGACAAAGAAATCTGCAAGGGCTGCTGACGAGAAAAGTTTTATATTAGTAATCTTAATATTCATATCATATGGTTGTTTGTTTTTCTTGATTAACTCAAAAGTAGAAGAGCTAGAAAAATATCAAACGTCCTTCGAGCAAGATACGCAAAACGAAATTCGTCTATTAATAGATGAGGTCGATAAAATTAAAAATACCAAGTATGTTGAACACATTCATTCAGATGTTCGGAATATAGAATCTATGGTTGATGACCACATACAGGCTCATGATTATAATTATCAAGATCGAGAGTGGTTAAAGAATGATGCTTGGGAAAGTCTTATAGAAGAAAGACCTTAGATTAGGTGCTGGTTGGAAGACTCGAACTCCCCACCTTCTCCCGCCTGAGAGAATGCTCTGCCACTGAGCTAAACCAGCATATGCTTATCGTACATTTATATTCCCCGCAATCATAATGCGTTTCCCTTCATAATCGCTAGGGGGAACAGAGTGTCTTACCAAACCAGAAAACAAAATGAGATCACCTTCATTCGGAGTTATGGTTAGATTCGCCTCAGGAAAGATAATAGGTGATGCTCCTTCAGGCATACTTATATAGTAACACCAACTATACACATTGCTTGCATGATTATGTTCTTTAGTAAAATCATCTTTACTATAAGACGCACCCCAACACCTTCGTGTATAAAGTTTAGAGTCATTAAAGGTAGCAGGATATATTTCTTCTGCAACCTCTAGCGCCTGAGTACATAACGCCTGAACAGGTTCGTACAATCTATGTAGTTCCCATTCGGTCATATCAGCTTGAACATTAGTTCTTCGCTGTTGTACATCACCTCGCGTCATGACTATATCAGCAAGGATACCATTATTTACATTCAACGATCTTTGAACCAACGGTAACTTTATATGAAACTCATGATCGAACCGATTCTTTTTTAACTTTTTTATCATTGATTTTACTCGGAGTTTTTTCGCGCGCCGAAACGCGGCTGCTAACGCTTTCTATTCTCGTTTATTTATCTACGTTTTCCTGTCATGGGATCTCTTACTTCTTCGGGTGTCAGCACTTGCATTCCTCCCTTGTTATAAGCCTGTCCTATCACTGCCTCTCCGGTATAATAAGGTCGTTCCTTTACACATCCCTCCATAGGATTTGATTTAAACGCCAAACTAACAGAAGGTATAGTATCAGGTTTGCTTCTCAGAGAAGCCCTCTCATACGAAGACACCGAGAGTTCAGTCAAGGTCTTTGAACCGAATGTAACCTTGCCATGAACATTGTCGATGTATTCCTGTAACGAAAGCTGCGGGCCTAGATTATATCTTTTCAAGAACTTATTGTGTTTTATACATGCCGCTTCATACTTACTCCTATTCACTTTCTTCTTACGCTTCTTGTGATTAGTCGTTGTATAATAAACAGGTAATAGGTGCATACCACTCATACTGTATATCTCCATGATAATGTATTATTATAACACAGGTAAGTTATAGTGTCAATAGATTTCCGTATTATAATGCAGGGTAGTGCAATTGAATAACGCTCAGTTTCAGGGGGGGGCTCTTTCTCAGAAGAACCAACGATATAATCCCCATAGGTCTATGAGTATAAAGAAGAAGTTGTGAGTAAACATTGCGGTATCTCTTACTCTAAACCAAAAGAAGTAACTGAGAGTAATATGCCCCATAAGAAAGATAGCATATCCGTACTTAGATATTTCTATGTTAGATGATAACAGTAGTGCTGCTGTTAAGAACATCAGCGTTCCTGACCACTTGTATGCTGTATTACTCATTTACTTTCTCATTATAGTAACCTGTGGAACTACCACCACCACCCGCAAAGATAGTGCGCGAGATATCGCTTAGGTACTTAACTACACTTATAGATTAAACTCAGCATGCCAGTTTTAATGGGGGGCTGCTGTGTGACAACCGGTACACAGAATAAAATGGAGAGTATCCCAACACCCATCGCCACACTTCATATAAGAAGAACTTCACTGTGGCCCATACCAACCTTAATGGGATACCTCTCCGAACTGGAGCTCCGTATAGGAGTCGAACCTACGACCTGATGCTTACAAGGCAACTGCTCTACCAACTGAGCTAACGGAGCAAATTACGATTGACTACCGGATCAGGCGCATCAACTAACGATAATACTGTAGTGATGACACATGAATGTACATCTATGTCAACACTGACATTAGCTAGTGCTGCCTGTACAGAGTCAACTTTATTGAGTCTATACTCACATGTGATGAGTTGACCCTCTAAATGAATGGTAGTCTTATAGAACATGCGAAGACTCTACCTGTGGTATGAGCGGCCGTTCCTTCCAAGTGGTATAAGCTTCTATGAGTTTATCATCCATCATGTATTGATGTTGCATCATGATGAACTCTAAGTCATAGAGATATTCATTTAAAGTTTGTTTATTTTTCTTACTTTGTGTAACTAAGTATTTAAATGCAGTCATTGTTTTCATGATGTGCTTGCCCATGCTTCGACTTCTTCAGAGATTACATGAAATCTCCTAAATCTTTCCATTCTTTCATACAGGTCAAAATCTTCTTGAGTAGCTTCTTTTGACTCAAAATCTAAACTGTCCATAAACATTTGATATAAATCTTTTTCTTTACTCATAGTAACTTCCCATTATAGGCTATGTTGGGCCCAGTATACGAGTTATCAGCTGCTAGTACATTAGTACTCTTTACTCTAAAGTCCTCTAGTGATTTCTCATAGACAGTAACAGCTTCCATAACCTTAAAAGGACTAGTTTCTCTAAGTATCTCTATAGGAGTGGCAAGCAATTCATCTAGCGACTTTCCTAGAAACTCACACTCGTTATTTAATACAGTCATTGCACCTTTGATTTTCATAATCTACTCTCTCATTTCTATATAGCTATTATAACACTACTAGGAAGCAATGTCAAGGATTATTTAGCTTTATTTTAGCAACTTCATAACCTTAGCAACATCATACTGACCTGTGGTACACCAAGAGCGAAACGCAGAGCATTCCTTAGCAGTAATGGCGCAGTCATCATAGTTAGAACAAGTATTACAGGGTAGTTCCATCTTGTTCTCTGGGCCGGGTATAGAGTCTATCTCAGAGGCATACTCTCC